TGTGATGACAGCGCGGTTCCGTGGATCATTGTCAGCTGGCCTGAAGGAGACCTGAAAACCATCCAGCCTCGCGGAGAACTTCCCCTGATAGAAAGACCTTTCGTGTTAGGTCACACGGATTACTGGGGACTTGTCATGAGTTACTTCAGACAGATCCACGGCATCGAATTGAAGGATTACCGCGTTAATTACCCGTGGTGGGAAGATGGCCATCCTGAAGACCTGTATCGTGATAACTGGTTTGATTGTGGTTTCCGTGAATTCGTTGGCGCGCCCAAACCGGGCGACCTGATCATGATGCAAGTTCAGTCCAAAAAATGGAACCATGCTGGGGTGATGCTTGAGGGAAATATGATGCTTCATCACCTTTACGGAAGGCCCAGCAACCGGACGCCTTACGGGGGTTACTGGCGCGAAAGGACGATGAAAATCGTTAGATTTCACACACTATGCTAATCGTTCCCGGATATCTTATGTAGATACCATGTATATAAAAACAACCTGCGAAAGCGGGTTTTTTTTGGGTGAGATATGTCTGAAGTCATGACCAGAATCGAACTGGGTGGCGTTCTAGGACGCACTTTCGGGAAAGTTCATTATCGTTCGATCTCAAGAACACAGGAAGCCGCGCGCGCGCTCGCCGCTACGATTAAAGGCTTCGAATCCTTCATGATCACCAGTCGTCGACGGGGGCTGACGTTTTCAGTCTTTAAGGACAAAACCAACATAGGTTTCGAAGAGCTGAGTTATCCAGTAACAGGTGAAACGATCAGGATCATGCCGGTCATCATGGGCAGCAAGCGCGCCGGATTGTTTCAAACCATCATTGGCGCGGTGCTGGTGGTTGCAGGTGTGGCCATCAGTTATTTCACAGGCGGAACGGCTTCGGCAGTCGGCGCAGGGATTGCGAAGTTCGGCGGGGCGATGCTGATCGGTGGTGTCATTCAAATGTTATCGCCTCAGCCGCCCGGACTCGCCCATAAAGATGACGCGGACAACGCTCCTTCTTATGCCTTTGGTCCCGCTGTGAATACCGCCGCGCAAGGTTATCCCGTTCCTTTGTTATACGGACAAAGGCGGATAGGTGGTGCTGTGATTTCAGCGGGGATCTATATCGAAGACCAGCAATAAGGACCCTTCATGAACGAAATCATGACTCGTATTGAACTGGCTGGCGTGTTGGGGAAGACATTCGGGAAGGTTCATTATCGTTCGATTACACGAACAGAAGAAGCCGCTCATGCGCTGGCGCATACGATCAACGGATTTGAAAAATACATGATCTCCAGCCGAAAGCGTGGGCTGACGTTTTCGGTCTTTAAAGGTAAAGAGAATATCGGGTTTGATGATCTGAAAAAGCCGGTGTCAGGTGAAGTGATAAAAATTGTTCCGGTGATTATGGGCAGTAAACGCGCCGGTTTGCTTCAGACGATCGTGGGCGTGGCTCTGATTGCCATCGCTGCTTTTGCCCCGTGGGGGTCAGCGATTGCCGGAAGTAACTTTGTTTTTCAGGCAGGCGTGGCCGTTGCGTTAGGTGGGATGGTTCAGATGTTGTCACCTCAGGCGCAAGGACTTTCTTATAAAGACGACGCAGACAATCAGCCTTCTTATGCATTCGGACAGCCAACCAACACAGCCGCGCAGGGATATCCGGTCCCGCTCTTATATGGGAGACGTCGGATCGGTGGGGCGATAGTGTCAGCCGGAATTTACGTCGAAGACCAACAATAGAATCTTCATGCAAACAGACCGCTTCGGCGGTCTTTTTTTATGGGCGTAATATGACAGAACATCAGGAAATCACAGGGAACAAAGGCGGGTCTTCGTCACCACGAACGCCCGTTGAACAGCCCGACGATCTTCAGTCGGTCGCAAAAGAAAAGCTTCTTATCGCCTTAGGAGAAGGGGAGTTTGCTGGCGAGCTGACTGGCCAGAATATTTTTCTCGATGGAACGCCTTTATTAAATGCTGATGGGTCCAGTAACTTCAGCGGGGTCGCCTGGGAGTTTCGGCCAGGCACACAGGATCAGACTTATATTCAGGGTCTTCCCGGCACTGAAAACGAAATTGCCGTGGGAACGCCGGTCACTGAGACCACGCCGTTCACACGAACACTGACGAATTCAACGCTTTCCGCCGTTCGTCTTCGAATTCAATGGCCATCGTTGTTTGAACAGGAAACGAATGGGGACCTGAATGGCTATTCAATCGCCTATCAGATAGCGGTTTCAACGGATGGCGGCGCGTTTCAGACGGTCATCGATACCGCTGTTACCGGCAAAACGACAACCGGTTACGAACGAAGTCACAGGATCGATTTACCTCAGGACGGAACGAGCTGGACAGTTCGTTTAACCCGAATCACGCCAGTTCAGAACAGCGCCCGGATCGGCGATGCGATGACCATTGAAAGTTATACAGAAGTCATCGATGCGAAGTTACGTTATCCGAACACAGCATTACTTTATATGGAATTCGACTCCCGTCAGTTTAACGGGAACGTTCCTCAAATTACCTGTGAACCAAAAGGGCGGATGGTCAGGGTTCCTGACAATTACGATCCTGATACACGAACTTATTCGGGAACATGGGATGGAACATTTAAGTTCGCGTGGACGGATAACCCCGCCTGGGTCTTTTATGATCTAGTTGTCACTGACCGTTTTGGTCTGGGTGACAGGCTGACGGCTGAGAACATCGACAAATGGACCCTTTACACGGTTTCGCAATATTGCGATGAACTTGTTCCTGATGGTCGTGGCGGAAGCGGAACCGAACCGCGATTTAAATGTGACGTATACGTTCAGAACAGATCCGATGCATACACAGTCTTTCGGGATTTTGCGGCGATATTCAGGGGAATGACATACTGGGCTGGCGATCAGATAGTTGCGCTTGCCGATATGCCTCGCGATGTTGATTACAATTACACGAACGCGAATGTCATCGATGGTCAGTTTGCTTACTCCAGTTCAAATACCAAAACCCGTTACACCTCCGCGCTGGTGTCTTATTCCGATCCAGATAATGGTTATGCCAACGCGGTTCAGCCTGTCTTTGAACCCGATTTGGTCTCTCGTTATAAGACCTTTAACCAGCTTGAACTGACCGCGATTGCCTGTACCCGTCAAAGTGAGGCTGATCGCCGTGGACGTTGGGGGATACTCACAAACGTTCAGGACAGGGTAATAACGTTTCAAGTTGGTCTGGATGGTGATATTCCATTACCCGGATATATTATCGCTGTCGCTGATGAATATCTGTCTGGTCGTGTTGCGGGTGGGCGAATCAGTTCGGTTAATGGCAGGTCGATAATACTTGATCGCGGGCCCAGTGCTGTCGAAGGTGACAGACTTCAGATAAATCTTCCGTCAGGGATATCTGAGGCCAGAACGATCGAGGCCGTCACCGAAAATATCGTGACCGTCACCGCCGCATTTTCTGAAACTCCAGAAGCTGAATCTGTCTGGGTCGTAGAATCCTCGGAAGTCCTGTCGCAGCTTTACCGCGTGTCGATGATTTCAATGGATGAAGATGGGAATTTCAGTATTACCGGCAGCACTTACGATCCCAGTAAATATGGTGCTATCGATACCGGCGCACAGCTCGATTCACGTCCGATAAGTGTCATTCCGGCTGGGACTCAGAACGCCCCAGCGAATATTGTTATCGATGAATATAGCGTTGTGAATCAGGGGATCAGTCTTCAGACGATGCGGGTTCAGTGGGACCCAACGCCAAACGCGCTTTCGTATGAGGCCCAGTGGCGACGAAATTCCAGTAACTGGATTAATGTTCCACGAACCTCGACTGTCTCGTTTGAAGTTCCGGCCATTTATACCGGGACTTATCGGGTCCGTGTTCGTGCTATTAATGCCGCTGAAATCTCGTCTGGCTGGACATATTCCGATGAAGTCGCCTTAACAGGTAAGGTGGGTAATCCCCCGAAACCTGTCGGGTTTACAGCCTCAACGAATATCGTCTGGGATATCGATCTTACATGGGGTTTCCCGGAAAACACTGATGACACACTGAAGACGACAATTCAGGTCGCCACGAATCAGGACGGGACAGACGCCACACTTCTCGGCGATATATCTTATCCAAGCCATATCTATCACATGCAAGGACTGGTCGCGGGTCAGGGGTTTTATTTTCGGGCGAAGCTGGTGGATAAGTCAGGCAATGAATCAGAGTTCACGGACTGGGTTCACGGGCAGGCTTCAGACGATATCCCGGACATTATAGGGAACATCAGTGACCAGATCGAAGCTTCACCAGCATTCCAGGCGATTAACCAAAACCTTGCGCAAAATGCGGCGGCCATTCTTGAAAATGCGCTTGCCAATAACGCTACTGTTAATCGTCAATATGCCCAATTTGGTGAAGTAAACGCAGAAATTCTGACCATAAGCACAACGGTCGCCGATCAAAATCAGGCTTTGGCTGATTTAGAAACCCGATTAACAGCCGAAATTGGAGACACTCAAGCCCTAATCGATGAAAAATTAACAGCCAATGTTAAGGATGATGGGACCGCAGCCGCGACATTCTCGCTTGAAGTAGGTGTTACACGAAGTGGAACATTCTATTCGGGCGGGATGGCTGTCGGTATCGCTCCGAATACAGATGGCACATATAGATCGACAGTGGTTTTCAATGCCGATCAGTTCGGTATCTATTCAGGCGGATCGCCGGATTCCTACAATCTCGCATTCACTGTCTTTAATGGGCAAACATTCATCAATCAGGCTTTCATTCAGGATGCATCGATAACGAATGCGAAGATCGGCGACTTCATACAGTCGAACAATTATGTCTCAGGTTCGACCGGCTGGAGCATTAACAAAAATGGCGGCGCTGAATTCTCGAATGTCACAGTAAGGGGAACAGTTATAGCCTCTTCTGGTTCGCTGGATAATGTCACGATTAATGAAGACTGTGTGATTTTAGGAACATTGAGCGCTTCACGCATTAATGGGCCATTGATGCAAAGCAAAACTTTCCAGTTTGCGCACAGAACTACTAATGCCAGCAGTACGGTTTTTTGGGATGGTACGGCGGGTAATGGTGATGTTCCTATGACCATTAGCGGAACTGTTACGCGAATAAGAAATAACGGACAAGGGGCATCAAGATTAGAGTTCAATGGAACAAGCATTGCAGAAACGCAAAGTTATCCAACTGGAGGAAATACAAGTTCTACAACCGTAACTTTATATGAATTTAGTGTTGATGTAGGAACAGCCTCAGCGACAATTGGTTTCTTTGCTGGGGCCTTAAATCAGGGCGCTTCACCTAGGGAAACAACAACATGGATTGCCCAACTTTTCGCTTCTCCAACAGCAAATTCTTTTCATACTTAATTTATATAGGATAGTTTATGTTTACTCAAAGCTTCACTTTTTTCGGAACCTATGGCGATAAGCAAAATTTTAATGGTGTTGATTTTAATTATCCTGAAGTAAAAACCGAAGAAGGACGAGTGTTCGAGCTTTGTAGTTTCCCAAATCCAAAAAAAGAAGTTATTGTTCAATTTACTGATCAATATCGTGCGGTGTCTTTTGAAACAGTTAAGGTGGAAATTCTTGTTCAAAACTCTACTGTTGTTCAATCTTTTGTGGTTGAGGGTTCTGAAATAAATGACACTTTTGGGAATTTACAGTTCAAAGTTCCAGTCGTTGAGGTCGGGGAGAAGGTGGATGTCGGATTGCGCTTTGAACATTCAGTTCATGCTTTTGTAATCTTAACTGGTGATATTTTTGTATTCTCAGTTGACGGTGATGTGATGCCAATTATCAATATTCCAGCAAGTTAAAAACAGAATATTTTATGTAATAAGGTATCGGTTAAATTCAGAAAACTGGAACTGTTAGCGCCAAATTCACAGGAAACATTTTTTGCGATACTTTTGAAATGGTTTCCTTGGGCTAGCCCTTCAATCTGATCATATAAACCTGCCATATCGGCGGGTTTTTTTATGTTTAACATTTTAGGTTGCTCATGTCGGCAGGAACTTTATCAATCACAAATGGTTCAAAAGATGTTGCCGGGACTGGAACGACATTCACAACGGATCTTAGCTCTGGGGACTTCATTCTTTTCGTTATCGGTGGAACAACATACACTTATCCGATCATTTCTGTTCAAAGCGATACAGCTTTGACACTCGTTGATGAATTCGACGGTCCGACAACTGAAAGTGTTAGTTATAGTGTTGTTCCTCAGGGTGAAATGGTTTCAGTTCCGATGCAACTGATTTATCAGACTACGCGCGCGATCCGTGGTTTGAATCTGGATAAAGATAACTGGCAACAGGTTTATTCGTCTGAAGATCCGATAACAGTAAACCTTCCAGATGGGTCGACATTTACCGGGCCTAGCTGGCTAGAAGTGTCCCGTGGCATTGATGCCACAAACTTAGACGCAGCGAACGCTATCGCGGATCGAATGGAAGAAGCTGAAGACGCCGTTCAGGCTTCAGCAGATGCGGCAAAGGCATCAGCAGATGATGCAGCTTCACGAGTTGCCACCATTCAACAAAGCGCAGATGATGCCGCCGCCAGTGCTTCCGCAGCCGCCGACAGTGCTTCATCATCTTCAACAAGCGAAACTAACGCCGCCGCAAGTGCAATAGAAGCGGCAAACAGTGCTTCGGGTATCACTGACGAATTACAACGGGCAACAGAACAGGCTGACAGGGCGGAAACCGAAGCCGATAAGCTGGGTAACACAAACGATTTCGCAGCGATTCTCGATACCATAGATATCGATAATGCTGATGTCACCTTTAAGGGGAATGTCGCTGGCGCTGATGCGGTCGATGATAACGATTTTGTCACACTTTCTCAGCTTACTGTTGCCACTAGTCAGCAACCACTAAACGCAGACACGTTCGATGATCTGGCTACTTTGATTCCCGCTGAAGCCGGTCATCTTGCCCTTCTTCGTGAATATAACGCCGGAACGGGTTTCGGAGGAGGTATGTTTATCGCTGTTGCAGGATCGGCAACAGGTGATAAAGGGATGATTCAGGGCGTGAATGATGATTTTCACTGGCAACGTTACATTGACCCCGCGCAGGCAGATGTAACTATGTTTGGTGCGGTCGCAGATGGTGCGACCGATTGCGCGGATGCTGTCGAAGCCATGTTTAACTGGTATACAAGCAGCGGAAATATCTTCCAGCGAATCGGGATTCAGTTTCCGGCTGGGGAGTTTGCTTTATCATCTATTCCAGCAATTACAACCCAAATCCCGATGTTTCGTTGTGTTGGTCTGGGCCATGATCAGCTTGGTTACAACAACCCCACGCGTTTATGGTTGATCGGTGAGGCTGATTCCATCTGTTTCGATGTGGTCGCGCGTTGGACTGAAATCGGCAACTTACAAATTCAGGGTGATGGTCTTTCGGGTGATACTGTTATCAGGCATTTTTTCAAAAACAGTGTTACTCAGGGCCAACATGTTCGCGTCTTCAATATGTACATTCAGGACGTTTACGGACGAATGTTCCAGCTGATTGACACCCTTGATTCGAAATTCAGTCAGGTTTATGCCCAACGTGGTCATGATAATCTCATTCGTGTATTGGCATCAGGGGAGGTTTCTTGGGATCACTCCACGGCGATCGAGATTTCAAACAGTACAATCCAGAACTTCAGAGCGGATAGCGATCAAGGTGGTGTATTTTTCATCCCTCATTGCACACAGGCTATGATGTGGAATGTCTGGATAGAATTCTGTGATTATCCAGGCAACCTGACCAATGGTGAGTGGGCGCTTCATTCACTCGCCATGGAATCCAATACGAACCCGCTCTATATGGGACAAACTCGATTAGCGCAATATAGTTGCAGTAATGCGAACGGAGCAGGGATCGACATTCTTACTGATAAGAGTGTGAATAACATTACGGGAGAGTATGAGAGTCAAACACTGTCATCCTATGAAGCTGGTCAGGTAGCTATCTATTCTCATGGTATTTATGCTAACGCCGCCTTTCAGTCTCCGCTTCATTATAGCGGTAAGATATATTCAAATTCAGGGAATGGTTCAGCGGTATGGGTTCGGTTAGGTTATTTTGTTGGAGCCGCCACAGCTGAAACTTTTACCGTCAACATCGTGACGCGTAATGGCTTTGCGACTCCCAACGCGGCGCGTGGTGGACTTGATGGAAACTGTGTTATCACCATTCAAAACCGAAGCGCTTCGACTTCCACAGTTACCTGGCATGGTCAATCAGTGGGGTCGGGTATTCTGGCTGTTCGATATGAAAAGCCTTTCACCTCGGATACGGCGTTATATGTGCAACTTGCTGGATTCAGCCGAATGGGTGTCACAGCTCATACAACAGGAACCACGCGAATTGATGCCGGTGTTCACACGTATGTGAATTGGGATATGTCGGTCATTGCTGATGCCGATCTGAATGCGATTGATGGTTTGCTTACGCCTTTGAATTTGAATTCATGGGGAACCACAACAGCCGGATTGATTGCTGATGGTGATAATAATATTTTGGACATTCGCACTACTGCCATTGTTGAAAACAACACGAATAAGATCCAAATTCGTGTTAATGGCGCTGATGCCAAAATACCCTATCAAACCAGTCAATTTTTGAACATTGGACATTGGCGCGTCGCGGACTTACTTGCTGCACCAGCGTCCCTAGGAGATATCACGACAGTAAATACATTTATTGCTCAAGACGGTGTGTCTTATCCTCAGCAAGCGGTTAAATATGATGGGACAAACTGGCGGACAATGGACAGTCTTCATATTGTCGTGTCAGAAGGAAATTCATCACTTCCAAATTAATCAAAGATTGCGGGCAATTTAGCCCGCTTTTAAAAAGCACGTTTAGACAATTTAAATCCAAAAAAATTCGCATGAATTGAGATGGAAAAGAGGCGAACAGTCCTAAAATGCATCAAACCCAGTGGAACTTGTAGGGATTTGATCATGCATAATTCGCAAATAACCGTGTTTTTAAATGAAGAAGAAGAGAACAAGAAGCTTACGCAATCCTTCCTGAGTTATGTGGGCCAGCCGTTTGAGCTTCCCGGCTTTGTGGTCCCTCCGCCTTTTCGTCTGGTGCGTTCAGTTTACTGTAATGAGTACCGGATCATTTCAGATGACCCTATCCCCAAAACGCTTTTCTTTATCAGGCTATTCGAATTATCCCGACCTTATCAGGATGCGATTAGAAAGATCCCTATAGCCAGTAAAAACACGACTCAGTGTCTGGTGTGGAGCTCGATGGTTCCCGGCCATGAAGACGCCTTTCATTATCTTGCGACAAAATTTTTTGAGTATTTCTTGACCAAATTCAACATCGCGATCTCCCCTGGAGAAATGACGATTTGCGGAGCGCACTTCTGGGAAGGTCGGTTGTTATGGTCTTTTACGCGTAATGATACCCACGTTCATCGAATTGATGATGTTTTGGAAACTCCAGTATGTTCTGAAATCACTAACTGGATCGATTTTCAGCCCCATTGGTCTGAGTTTCTTTGGGCATCAGTCGACAGAATTTCTAATTCATCCCTGATCCTGATCACTCAGGACCGGCCAAAAGACTGATTATAGGACTGTCTTCTGATTACAGTGAACATGAAGACAGACTGACACCAAAAAAGGGAAGTTATGTTTACTCTTCATCCCGTACTGATGTTCATCATTTTCATGTTAGGGGTTTTCTGTCTCTTCCTTCTCAAACAGATAGACGATATGGAGGAAGACAAGAAGCGGATTCAGCAAATCTTTCGTGACTCTGAAGATCACGTTATTAATCTTATTGAAGAGAATCGACAATTGAAGAGGAGATTAAAAGAGAACGACCCAGACTTTACGGATTAACTTTTAATAACGATAAGAGGATTTATGGCTTCGACACTTGCGACTGTATGGATGTTTATTCTGTTCATGACTGCCTATTTTATGCCGACCATCATCGGCGAGATCCGTGGGAATAAGAATTTGTTGAGTTTGTTCGTTATGAACGCCATAACAGGTTGGACATTCGTCGGATGGATACTTTCTTTCCTGTTAGCATGTAAACCATTAAGAAAATGATTTATCTTTTTGCCATCATTGGCACTGTAATTTTTTATCACTGCCCTGTTTGCGTTGCCTGGCTGAACGTAAACCGCTTTTCCCGGAAACTTGACCGTCTTGCTGTCGGGTTCGTGTGGATTTATGTCATATGGTTGGCCAGTCTTTTTATCTATTTCTTTGAATGAACCACAAAAAAACCGGCTAACCAAAACGGTTAGCCGGTGAGTTTAACTATAGATAACGAGGTAAGGAGTTTAACTCTTAATCAATGAGGTGGATTCCGCCGTTACTCACGACAGGTGGACATTATTCGTTTTCCCTTCCCCTATGGCGTATCAATCTGAGCTTACGCCCCTTCTTTCGCTTCCTTTGTAACATCCCCTTAAATTCTTGTCATCAAAAATGTTTACAACGTAAATCCAGCTCGTTACTATAGATCTTAACGAAACAAAAATGTTTACAAGGTCTCAAAATGAACAAGCTCGACTTCTTCCAGCTTCTTAATGAAAACCGCTATGAACTCGCTGTGTCTAAAAGCTCCGTCGATTTCATTGATCGTGGTACTTCTGGCGAAGTCGTCCTGAAGATTCAAAGTCATGCGATGTTTACCCTTTCACGTCACAAACCACAAAGCCGCGCGTCGGTCATGAGCGAAATGAAGTTTTCTCGCTGGTTAGATGAATGGCGGGAATCTGACGCGAATTCAGAACTTACAATGAAAGAAAGCTCTGAACAGAACATGATGGTTTCTCCTGTTGAAGCTGAACTTGTCGAGTTTGTAGACGTCGAGTTTTCTGAAACTGAATGGTCAGTTCCGGTTGTTGCTTCTAATTTACCTCAGATCCTGAATGTTGATTTCGTTCGTGGTTTCACGGGAAGAGTCGACTGGATATGTTTTTTATTCGGTCAGATCAGGGAAGGGCATTATCGCGCGCGAACTACAGACGAAAAAAAGCCGGACAGTCATCCGGCAAAAGTCACACAGCAATTCAAAGATAAGGAATATCCTCAGACACCTACGCAATATCTTAACGTGAACCGTTCAGTGTTTGCGAGCGCGCATTATCACTTATCGAATACTTCAGGACTGCACAAAGTGAGCGATTCAATTACCAGGATATTTTTATGGTTTCCCGCTATGCGATTTCAACACCTGAGGATTTGATTCAATCAGTTTCCGTGTCTGGTTTCATCGATAAGCTTCAGCTTCTGCATAAGAAGAGGTTCAAACAGATACCTGACTTCGGAAGGTAGTAGCTGAGTAATCGCTGATATTTCTAAACTTTTCAAACTGATAATGTCATCAGGGTTTCTGTGTGGACATTCCATCTGATACTGAAGAGCTAGCTCTTCGACAGCCGGATCATCCAGCGTGAACTGACCTGTTCCATCATCCCGAACAAGCGAAGAGGCTTCCAGTTCGGTGATGTCGTGCGCGTGTTTTATAACGGTTTCACTAACTTTTCTTTCAACGTTATTACTTGCGTAAAGGACAACGCCGAAAAGAATCACGAAACATTCAGTAACAACGGTTATCAGGTTATTAATATCATCGTGGATTGTCCTGATATTTACATCATTTGTGAAAGGTTGTGCTGTAACCAAAAAGTGTTCAGCCAGAAATAACACGCCACCACAGGATAAAAGAAGTCCAAAAATACGAATCATTAGAAGTGCTCCAGTTGCTTAAGTGCTTGATGTTAAAAGTTTGTTTTACCACGGATATAAGATTGCAAAATCACAAGCAATGCGAATCCTGATTTTTCGTATATTCAAAACACAAGGAATATATAGACAAGTTACACCAGTAAAAAATCAATGAGGAAACTA